TACGCCAACTATTTAATTCGGGGTGCTTTGCTTGAAAACATCGTCAAGTGGTGCATCACGAATGATGTCGAGCTTCCTTGCTTCGGCGACCTGATCAGCATGTAACCAAAAAAAAGGAGAGGCTGTTGCCTCCCCGTGGGTGCGGTTGCAAGGAGATCAGAACTCTAACCCAGCGGCTTTGAGGGCAGCTTTTTGGTCGTCGGTCAGCTCCTTTGGGGCGCTCTTCTTGTCTGCAGAGGGAGGCTCTGCCTTGGCTTTCTTAGGATCGCCTGCCGTGGGAGGGAGAGACTGGAGAGAAGCAGGAGCCTCTCCTTCAAGACGCTTCGGGTTGGCTTCCACGAAGGAAGCCTTTAGCGCCGCGTGATCCTCTCCCAGAGGAAGCTCAACCAGATTCGCACCGGGGATATGAGAACGAAGTGCAGCTGATACCAGCTCTCCTCCATCCGACTCCAGCCAGTTCGAGATGTCTTCAATGAGTTTCTTCTCGTCGTCGCTTTGTGCGGGGCGATCTTTAAATTCAAGAGCGTTGTAATTGATCTTGGCACCGTCAGCACCCGTCACAGGGTCCCTTTCAGTGAAAGATTTTTGCACGAACTTGGTGCTGGTGATCACCTCCCCAACATTGATACGGTTGTTGTAGAGCGTCTGGAAGAACGAAATAAAGTTCTTCTGGCTCGATTTACCGCTAATGATGCTCGTGCAAACGCAGCGTGGAGGAAGAAGACGGTGAGAAGGTGTAACACCGATGTAACTAATACGAATAAACTCCTCATGCGAGCGCATGCCAAGGTTGCCAAAAAACGGCGTGAACCCAAGCAGGACAAACTCGATGGGGACACCATTGTCGTTGCTGTCCACGATGGCCGCGTCAGGATCAGTGTCGGACTTCCAACGACGCGCTTGAAGATCGATGCGCAGCGTGTGCGGCGGTACTTGGCAGAGAATTTCATCAGCCGAAAATTTGCCTGCGATAAAAACCATGACGAATCAGAGCGAAAAATCCAGAGAACCGAGAGCGGCAGTCGAAACGCGACCCTTTTCGGGGTCGGCAGCTTTTTTTGGTGCGGAACGCTGAGTCCGTGGAAGGTAGACGATCTTTTCTACTCCGTAGTTGATGAACTTCTTCTCCTCTTTCTCCGAGGTGCTGACCCGACCGACAGCAATAGTCGGTGTTCCGGGTGGAAGTTCTGCGAGCTGACCGGAGAGTTCGTTCCAGCAGCTCAGTTTCATCCAAGAAGTCTCTTGTTCTTCCTCGCGCCAGGCGATAGACCTGTTGGTAACAGTGGCGTCCCCGAGTTGAGTTTCCTCTGCTTTGGGTCCGAGACCACCAGTGGCCAGAAAGATATTGACGGCGAGCAAGTCATCCCAGTTGTCCTTACGGACGATCAGGATCGGTTGCATCTTTAGAATTCCGTCGGGGTCTGACTTAGTAGGTCCGATCGCAAGGAAGGTCTCGTTTTCTTTAAGTTCTTTCAGAAGCTTTCCCACATAGTGGTCTGCTTTCTGCACGAGAGAGATCTTCGTGGTCGTCTTCTTGTCACTCGAGGGCAGTGCAACCGCATTGACGTTCACAGTGCCTTCATCTTCGAGCGGTTCATCTTTAACTTTGAGTCCAAGAATGAAAACGTTCATGTTTGAGGATTCGATATACCGTTGAAGTGTGGACTTTAAGCGCCTTGGCGATCTCTTTGACAGGGACGCCTTGGCTAGCGAAGGCTAAGGCTAAATCCTTGTCGGCGCCAGTGGTTTTGGACGCCTTCATGTTCTTGTAAGAATTGTGGAAGGGGTTCACACAGTTCTTCCTTTTGCAACTGTTCATCACAAACACATCCTTACCGATGTCCAAGTAATCTTGCATTAACCTACGCACGTAATACCTTCTCTTGAGTGCGTATATGGCAGGCGTTCCGTTTGTGTAGCTACCCGTCCAGGGGCAGCATTCTTTCTTGGGGAAGTCGCTGTAGGCGAGTCTTCTAAATAGCTCGCTGATTTTGCAGGGAGCAATCTCCTCATAGGTCAGGGAGAAAGCATCAGCCTTTAAGGCCCTGGCGATATCGGACGCTTGAGCCTGAGCGTGGCTTCCGTCGTTTGCTGTCAGATCAAGTGCTATCTCTTGATTGTTTCGTTCGAGAATCAGACAATACTTAACAAACGTCATTCGGCTGCCATTCTGCAATAAAAAAGGGGTACAGCTTGAACCGTACCCCGGACTGTCTAGTTAGCGCACGTCTTTACGGAGCTAAACGATCCCCAGAGCTTCCCTTGCTTTCACGCCAACGTGCAAATTCTCTTCCTGAATTTGCTGTTTGATTTGGTCGTCAGTTAAGCCTGCGTTGCGTGCTCTTAGCACAGCTTCATACCCAATAGTCCCTTCGTTTCCGTTAGGACCGATAAAAGCTGTGATTGAGTCAACAGAAGCCATTTTTACTAATGGTTCAAACACGCGAAGTTTACAGCCCTAAAGATGACCGTGCAGCAGCACCGAAACCTAATCCTTGGGCTGCAGCTTGTTGGCGAATCTGAGCATCCGAGATGCCCTGGGCTCGCGCCCTATTCACTGCCTCCAAACCGAGGGTTCCTGCATTCCCGCCACCAGCAAAATTAATGAAGCCACTTAGATTGCTTGCGCTGCCACCACCGCCACCACTTGTGGCCGCAGGTCGAGCTTGTTGGATACCTAGTTGAGAAGCCGCTCCTTCGCCAAAGTTTAAACCTTGTTGCTTAGCCAGGTCCTTAATTAGTTCATCACTTAGGCCTGCCCTCCTTGCTCCTGAGAGCGCGGTGAGCCCGATAGTTCCAGACGTTGCTCCGGAACCCTGATACTGACTGAGGTCACTTAAACCTAAAGATTTAGCTGCTTGCTCTCCGAAACCGACGCCCTCTAATGCTGCTTTTTTTATGACATCTTCCTTGGTGTAGCCATGTTCGAGAGCACGACCCACTCCCATAGCTCCAATCACTCCCTTGCTTGGGTCGCCCATCTCGTCGATAAAGCTCGTTAAGAAACGCTCCTCGAAGGGTTCTTCCTCGGGTGGAACAGGAGTTGGCGCTCCCCCGCCACCGCCCAGCGGTTCAGGCGCTAAGGAGAACACAGAAGTACGAGAGAATTTAGGCGCATTAGGTGAGACCTTATACCCTAAAACTCCCCCTCGTCCTTTTTCTAGATTTGATGTTTTGAACTGAGGTGCCAGACCTTCAAAGCCGTTAAATTCGTAGCTCTTACCTTCCTCGTCTTCCTTAAAGAGGTCCAGGAGGTTGATACCAAACCTCTCCAATGCGAAGTTCTTAGGCACCTTGTAACGAGTGGCGGTCATCGCTTAAACAAGTCTTTGGATCCAGTATAAGTTAATTCCCACAACGTAATTCAGTATCTTGCGGTGTACGAAGGCATGCCTCCGAAGGAGGGTGATGCGCTCTCTGCGTCTTTCTTCTTCTCAAACTGTCGGAAACCGCCAAAAGCTTCTGGAGTTTTCGGAGCGTTATACCGAGTTTGGTCTGCTTCGAACTGTTCAAAAGCTGTTTTTTTCTTTGCTTTACCGATTTGAGCCAGCTCTGGGAAGTAGTTAATTAACTCGGAGCCACCGCCACTCTGGGGTGTCAAGGCAAACCCAAAAAAATCTCCTGCGAAGCGAGTCATGAAACCTAGATTTTTAGTAAGTCTAAGGCTTCAGTTGAATAAAGAATCGCTTTAGATCGAACCCAGGACCTACGACACCTTTAAGCACTCGCATTGTCATTTTTGCTTTTTCGTGGTCAACAAAGTATTTAGCGCTTTCCTTTTCGTTGGTGAACGAAACCAGCTTCTTCTTCTCTTTATTTAGGCAGTCGCTTACGTACTCCTCACCTCTTACGATGACCCACACCTCTTGGAAACTAAGAAGCGGCATCGCTTGGGTGTCCGCAAGGGTGTAGAGCTTTTCCGAACACCTTACTTTCTTTTTTTTACTTTTGGTAGTTATTTGAATTTTTTTATCTTTTGCAGGCTTGCTACTTACCTGAGCATCCCTGAGTTTTTTTTCTAGACTCCGCGCCCCATTTGCTGCCTTTAACGCTGAGTCGTATACGTCTACGGTGAAGCATACGTATTCTTCTTTTCTTATACAGCCCACATAACCTTCATCTGTTTTGGCTGTAAATATAGTTTTATCAGTGGTCTTTAGAATTTTTGTAATTTCCACGAAGTGGTTTGATCCGCTACCGTGGACCATATCAGTCCTCTGGCGGCGAGTCGAGTGGGGCTAGCCGAATTTGCAAGTGTTCCGAAGGGGTCTTGAATCCGTCCCAGAGGACTTCTACATAAACGTGTCGAGCACCGTTTTTATTCGGTTTTAAAAAAGTCCTGACTACGGTTCCTACACGTTGGTTGTACCCCATCTCAACGCACTTTTTAATCCGATCAGTATGTCTATTGAACGGGTTGGTGATGTTGTGCTGGAACTTCCGAATCTCTTTGACCCTATCTCCCTCTTTGAATTTGGGTTTGGGCTCAGGCCTTTTTCGTTTCGTTGTCGTGGTCATCACTTCTCCGCCCATGTGGGTCCAGTGCTTGCGTCGGCCTTTGCAGGCACGACTTTGAGGATAGTCTCCGCTGCCTCAAGCATGCATCGTTCGAGAATATCTTTATATTCTTTCACTCTATCTTGCTTAGCTTCCAACACAATTTCATCGTGAACACATGCTACAAGGAAAGCATCTTCGCCAAGATGTTCATTCAATTTAGCCAGAGACAACTTGAGGATGTCCGCTCCTGCTCCTTGGATCAAGGTGTTTGCGCTGACGGTCATAGTCGCGTCGTCGTAACTAAGTAACCTCCGTCTTCCCGTTGGAGTCCTGACGTAAGTCCATCCGTCTTCGACAAGTGCTGCGCGTTCCCTATGCCACTGCTTGAGTCGTGGATATGCCCTGTGGAAAGCTGAGTGAGCAACCTTAGCGTCCGACAGTGATATCACCTTTCCTGACTGCGCTGCATACGTTTTGTACTTGCGGAAACCCATGCCGTAGAGCAGCGCAAAATTGAGCGTCTTGCCATCTTGTCTTTGATGCTTTTTGACCTCTTCGAGGGGGACCTGATAGATCAGACTTGCTGTAACCGTATGAAGGTCGTGACCCTCCTGAAAGGCTTTGATCATCTGAGGGATATTGATCAGCTCTGCACCCAAGCGCAGCTCAATCTGACTGAAGTCGCAGATGATCAGCTCAAACCCAGGAGTTGCTACGAAACACTCCCTAAACTCTGTCCCTCGTGGGATTTGCTGGGCGTTAATAGCGAAATGGTCTTTGATCTTCTTGGCTGTGACTTTTTTAGCTCCAGAGGAGGTAAAACGACCTGAGTTAGCTCCGTACTGGTTATATCCGCTGTGTATCCGCTGAGATACAGGATTGATATTTACCAGGAGTTTTTCGACGTGCTCCAGTTTGGTCTCGATTTTTGTGCGCTTTCGGTAAAGGTTTAAGAATTTGTCATCACTGTCGAACTCCGACAAGGTGACTTGATTAAGCGTTGGTTTACCTGTTGCTGGAGCGATAGGTAGTTCAACACCAAGAGCCTGGAAGCACCTGATGCACTGCACACCAGATCCGGGATTGAAATCCTTTCGCTGTCGCTTTCCGATTGCCAGTGTTCCATCTAAGTTTCGCGGAAGTTTCAGTTCCGGAGGAAGTGCCTGATCAAGCTCAGTGCAAAATTCTATAGTAACTTTGTTTAGCTCTTCGGTAATAGTTTCTTTTAGTGCTACTAACTTACTAACATCTACGTTAAATCCTCTATGGCACATTAATGCCACTGGGCGAATACATTTTGACTCCAGTCCGTAGACGTCGACTAAGGATTCTTCAACGAGTTCCTTCAGTTGGTCCGCAGCTACAGCCGGGAGCAGATCAACGTCTTTGGCTGCATATTCAATCTGTTCGATATCGAGATCCTCTTTACCCCAGTCGCTTACCTGCTGTTCCTTCGAGATCTCCAGCTCTAAGCGTCTCTCTACCACTGCCTTCAACGAGCATGAGACGTCTGCAAAGTAGGGCTTCTTAGCCTGTGGCGATATCCGCTTTTCCTTAAAGCCAGCGCGGAGGCACTTTTCCGCGATGAAGGTGTCGAAAATCTTTCCCCTAAAGTCAATCCCCATCGCCAAAAGAAACTGGAGATCAAAGTTGAGGTTGTGCCCGAGGAGCATTTCTCTTGACTCAATGAGCTCCTTGAGACCCTCAGTCGAAGGAATTTTAAAAAGATCAAGAACGTAGACAGTCCTGTCTTCGATCTTGTCGTCAGTGCTGCAGAGCTGAAGCAGTCTTGCCTTGGCTATACGAGCGTCTAACCCCGTGGTTTCGAAGTCAAGGCAAAGTTTCGGGACTGTTTGAAGTTCTTTGAGAGCTTGGTCGAACTTATTTTGATTTGATGCGAGAAAGATTTTCATGGGGTGTGTAGAAAGGGGTGCTCAAAGCACCCCGTTTTGACTTCAAGCTACAGCTGAGTAACGAGCTTTGGTACGTACACGCTTAGACCAACCTCGTACGATGAAGTCGCTAACGTCGTTCCAGAGCTCAGCTGTCGTCAAACCTTCCTTAGTCAATTCGACCTGATAGACCACCCGCCGCAGCAGTTTGGAGTTTCCGTTTAGGCGACGATCTTTGGAACCAAACTCAGTTGTTTCGTGAGCCTCGACCATTCCCCACTCGGCAAGTTGGGTAAGTCCTTCGCGAAGAGCAACGTATATCGGTGACGCGTGGTAAGCCTCGGTCTTGCTTTCTTTAGCTCTAACCACGATCGGCTTTAGGTTGCCATCAGAGTCCCTAGCGAAACCACGGAAACAAGACGAGTCTGCAGAAACTTCGCCACGAAAAGCAATCTCGTTGACTGTGGCAACGGCGATCTGCCTCAGGGTCATTTTGTCTGACTTTTGCAAGGCTTTGAGGATCATCGCAGCACCCAGTGCCTTGAGGCTGTCTTGGGAGCAGAGTTCCATGATCGCCTGATCGCTGCTAATGGCGATTCTTTGGTCTTGCTGGATCTGCGTGATGCGGACCCTGGGAGCCCTCTTCTTGCGCTCCTTAGCCTGAGGGAAGCCTTCGATTGCCACCTTCGCTGCTAGCGATGCAAGTTTGGGGTTTTTTGACTCGACACTGAGAGCAAAGAGCTTGGAAGCGTCAAGCTTGCTGAAGTCAACGTGGTCTGCGAGATCGATCACCACCTCATTGGTATTGGCGGCTGCTTTGATTAAGGCGTCTGCTTCGGTGTTATCGAGGCTGGTTTCGCCAACTTTGAAAAGCAATTTCATGTGAGATGCATAATGATGCCGCCTGAGCTTACAAACCTTTTTGTGAAATGGAAGTGGTGGGCTGCTTTCTTAAGGTTCTTTTCGGTTTTGCTTTCTTGGGTAGCTCCTTTCGACGGTGTTGACGAGCTCTACATGCGCACACCAGTCAACTATCATCTCTGTGAGTTGCATGGACATCAACTCGAGGTCGCAGCTCGCAAAGCGCACTCCACAGTCCTTGGTAGTCAGGTTCTCAACTCCATAGTTTTCCGCAATAAATGTCTTCAAAGGTATTGAGCACTCGATCAGTTCTGAGCTCTCAGTTAACTTTGTTAGGTTAAATATGTAAGATTCGCGCAAAAATTTTATATAAACTCCTTGATATTTAATACTAGTTTCAAGGCTGGGGCAGCTTAGATCTGCGTAACACCACTCCAATTGATCCTGTACCCAGTTTTCCAGCTCGAACTTCGTGGTGAATGGGTTGTACTCGTTAAGGATCCTGGAGACCTCGTGGCTTATCGCTAAGCGTTCCATCGTTATTGACTTCCGTCCAGAAGTGTTTCCCTCCGAAGATCTTATTGCAGACTCGCAGTTTGCCATCGTCGCCAAGCGATAGGTCGCCCAGTTTTACCTTGCGTGCGAGCTGTGCTGTCTCATATTCATAAAAATCTATGATCTCTTGTATGTCTCTGTTGTCTTTCTGTTGTTTGCTGAGCACAGGGAATGCTTCCTAGAAACAATTTTCAACGTAGTGCATCTTGGAATAGACCCGCACTGGACGGGTCGTTCAGGATGTCCACAAGCTGGACGTTATCACTGAACTCCTTGAGTGCCTTGGCTTTTGTCCCGATACAGAAGCTGTTCCACTGCAGATCTCTATCTTCTTTGAATCTATTTAAACGGCGTATAAAAGCATCGGGGACAGTAGCGTCTCCGTCGGTGATCATCAGTACGTCCGTTTTGTAATCGATAGCCGCTTTCGTTAGAGCGTGGTTAATCACCTCTGCAAAAGACGTGCCGCCATGAGTGACCCAGGTGAGGATGAAGTTCAGAAGCTCTTCGGCGTTACTGGGGTCTCCTGCTGCCAGGTCCACTGTCTTTTGAACCTTGGTGTCGAAGAGGTGTATCTGAACATCTCTCTTCTCTTTCAAGCACTCCTCTGCAACTGTGTAGGCGATAGCTTTACTCCAAAGTTCAGCGGAACCGGCCATGGATCCACTAATGTCTACGTACATAACTACGGGTCCTTTGGAGATGTCCTTTACCTTTGCCTCGTAGTTTTTGGTGAGAAGTGTTTTCTGAGAGTACTTAAGAGCAAAGAGAGCTTTTCCCTGCTCGGTTGCAGCAAGAGCCAGCTCGGACGGAAAAGTGTGAATGACATCATCTGTGAAAGAGGCGCCGACGATGTCGCTGTAGTTTGACTCTGCACGTTTGGCGCGTTTGCGGTCGTTCCATGCTCGACGAAGTGCACCGAGTTTTTGGATGAATTGTTTCATGCTCGGGTTGTGCGCGAGCTTTTTGGCGAGTTTCTTTTTTGCCGCTAGGTCATCACCGTGGCCACCGACACCCTCTTGATTACCTGCAAGGGAATCCATCGCTTCCTTCAACTCTTGCGCGTCTTCTCGGACGCCTTCCATGGCTTTTGATATCTCTGTTTGTAGTTCTGCCTTCACGCTGTCGACTGCTTTCTCAATGGCTGCGCCGAGCTCCTTGCCTTGTTTCCGCAGTTCCGCTGCAGCCTGATCATCACCTCTTTCCTTCGCCTGAGTGAACTCCTCGCGAAGCTTTCTGAGTTTGTCTCCCCCACTTGCGATCAGTTGTACATCGATCTTGTTGCTCTCGATGTAGTCCTCAAGAAGTTCACTTATTTCATTCAGGATATTCACCGCATTGTTACCTGAGGTGAACTGATCTCCCACAGATAAACCGAGGATATACTCCCATGCCGATGAGTTAATTACGTCCGCAAATAAGCCATACCAGAGAGAGTTTTCGGGTTTATAACCTTCAGGGAAACTAACCGGCTCTCCGTTTTGTTTCTGACGGAAGTAATTCTCTAATGCATCGAACGTGATGAGAGGCGTGGTCACCTCTCCGTTGTACAGATAGTCGAATAGCTCTTTGCCGAAGCGGGAGAGCTGAACAAAGTCGTACTGGTTTATTAAGTATGTGACAGAAGGTCTTGTCTCTCTTACGAAGTCATCCCAGAGAAAGTCTGACAGTGCGGAAACAGCGAGAACCAATGGCTCGTTGTTAACAAGGCGAAGAAACTCGGTTTGTTTTTCGATAGTCATGGTGTGATGTCTGAGATTGATTTAGCTACAAGTTGTTTGGATTGTTCGATCAGCTGAGATACTTTTGTTGCTTCCCTACGTGCAGCTGCGGTAACTCTGTAGCTTCCACCGTCGAGTATTTCATCGAGCTTATTCGCGAGGGTCGAGAGATCTTTATGGTGTCGTTTTAGTTTCTCTACGGTCGAGCTGAGTTCGCTCAAAGACTTAGATGTCTTTGTGAAAACCCCGTGGTACTCAGTCATGATTGCGTTCTGAGCTTTCTTGATGTCCTCCATCTGTTTCTCAGCAGTTGGGATCGCTTGCATCAAGACTTCCTTGATAGCTCGAATGTCCTCTTTGTTTTGGTAGACGATGTGGGGAAAGGGTCGGTGTAGGTGTTCCGCGTAGAGACAGTCGTCACCCTGCACAAGAGCCCAACCACGCATAAACCTGAGGATCTGAACTCTTCGTCGATCACTAATCGATACTCCTCGAGCAGATAGGAGATCGATTACTTGATTGAAACGATCTAAGAATTCCTCGTCGACTTTGATCTCATTTACATCTTTTTGAAGCTGTAGCAAGTCTTCGAACTTGAGATCTGATTCGACTGCAGGTCGTTGCTGAATACCGAACGTCCACTGGTCAAGAATCCGTTTCGATACAGGCTTAAGTAAGGACTCAACAGTCGGCCTGAACAGGAAGCGATCACAGAACGCTTGAAGAGATTCTTCCTGAGGAAACGAGTTAGTGGCGGCGACGATCGACTGAATAGGTGTCTCGATTACATCCTTACCGTTGTTGAAGGTCCGCTCGTTGAGGATCGTCAACAGAGAGTTAAGTACGGCTGAACTCCCTCGGAAGAGCTCGTCGAGAAAAGCAATATTGCTCGTAGGTAGGTAACCCTCTACGTCTCTCGTGTACTCATCCTTAAGGAGTTTGGACACAGCGACAGGACCAAACAACTCAGATGGATCCGTCGTGGGAGAAAGGAGGTAACCGAAGAAACTGCAGCCAGAGAAGCCCTGAGCTACAGCTCGGACAAGCTCGGACTTACCTGTCCCTGGTCGACCGAAAAGGAAAGCATTCTGTTTTGTGATGAGACTGGCGAGCAAGCCGTCAATGACGACACTGCGCTCCAGGAAAGAAGCGTTTAAAGAAGCGCGAAAATTCTGGAGGTTGGCAAACAGGGTTTCGTTCATGATCTAAAAGTCTGGGGTAGTAATAGAAACGACTTCTTTGACAGTGTTATTAAAGGAAATCGAGGAAGCTTTTAATAACTCAGCCTTAGTAGTAACGGACTTTTGAAGCTCCTTTGCTCGTTGTTGGTAGATACCCTTTTCGACTTCTACCAAGCTGCTTATCTCGTCAAGTTCAGCCTGCGTGGTGACCTGTTCGATCTGAGCAAGCAAGTCGGCATATTCTCCGGACAGAGATAAAGACTTTTGAAGTGCTTCAAGTCCCTTGGTTGAGTTACGCGCCTCAACGATTGAATCAAGTTCGCGTCTGATAGCTCGCTTGATTTCGGCGAATTGGCTGAAAGCTTCGTTTCGAATCTTCGGTACAGACGACTGCAGGTTCACACCGATTTCAACCAACCTCTCGGCGAGAGAGGCCACCCCATCAAAACCCTCGCAGTGTTTACTAATCAGTTGTAGATCCTGTGCAACAAGCTGCCAGGAGCCACGAGATTTAGTCGATCCTGTCTGCCTTTCGGAAACGTTAGTTGCCTTCCGGACATCGAGGTCGTCGATTAGCTTTGCTGCCTTCATGAAGGCACGATCAGCTGCCCCTTCCTTCGCCGCCATCAACACCTCAGTGGTGTGCGACAGAGACGCGTGGAAGATCTGATCAGCCAGTGGGTGATCGTCAGCGTGCCGAGCTTCCGTCAGACACACGGGGTTAGGACCAACCACAAATACCTGGATCGGATTCTCGAACTCTTTCTTCGTAGGGAAGAGAGAAAGGTACAGCTCCTTAGCAAGTTTGAGCGCCTCAGGATCTTCGGAGAAGAGAGGATCCAAGAAGTTGTCCACGGTGGTCACCCACTGTGAATACTCCTGATACCAGAGATCGTTCAGGAGACTGTTGAACTCTTTTGCTTTGCTGCGGATGAATCCGATCCGATCCATCGCTTCGTTGAACGAGTCACCGTGGAGGAAATGGGTGTCTCCTTGATTGATGGTGCACTCTTCGTAGAGCTTGTGTTGCTCAGTCCGTAGGACTGATAAGTAATCCTTCAGCTTGCTGGAGAGCACAGGGCGTACAGAGACTGCTCTCTGTTTCTCAAATGCGTCGACTACGGAATCAGGAAGTTTGAGATCTTTGAATTGAATAGTGGTGCTTTGGCGGACCTTGGCGCTGATTGCGACTTGAAGCAGGTAGATGTGGTCTGACATGTTACTTTGTGCGCTTGAAAGCGATGGTGAGGCTATCAGTGGGGAAACTGAACTCCCCTTCTTGTTCGATCTCCTCCATGCGATTCTTGCGCTTCTTCTTGAGGAGACGGAGCTTCGACTCGAGCTCGTCGATCTCTGCAGTCATTTCCTCGATGGTTTCATGCCCAGTTGGTGCCTTTCGGATCGAGACGATGATCCTAGTTGCCAGCTCTGGGTAGATCAGCCTGGAGTGCTCGCCTTGGAAGCAACTGAAATCGAGACCTTGGGCATCGGCTTTGGTGAACTCCTTCTTCAGCAGATCCCTGTGGCAGTCGAGCTCAAGCCCGAAACCCTCGTTCCATTCAGCTAAAGCTGCGTCAGCTTCGTTCCACACAGCTGCCGCTTTGCGAGCTTTAGTGATCAGTGATGTGACCGTGATTTTGCTCATGGTGATTTGATGTGTGATGTGATGGTACGCGCCGCGTTTGGGTCGGTGCCACCCATGTACATGAACCTAAAGCATAAAGCTCATGGTGTCAACCCCTTTTAAATGGGACGAGTTGGTTTTACATACGTTTGCTTGTAGCTATAGTATGTTCAACTTTCTATTTATTAAAGACTTTTCTAATTAAACAATGCTCATCAAGTTTGCACTTGTTTGATTACATTTACATTTGTTGTTACGTATACAAACCGATGTGATGTTCTCTCCAGATATTACATAAGCCCCTTACACATAGCTACCTTCCTGTCACCGTTGTAGCGACCAGATTGTTTGTAGCTAACTTGAGGAGCTTCATCCATCTGCATGAAGATGATCTGTCCGATACGCATACCAGGCCATAGAGGAATTGGTTGATACTTGCGAGCGTTCTTCAGCTCGAGTGTAAGTACAGAATCACTAAATCCTGGGTCTATCCAGCCAGCTAAAAGGTGTTCGAATCCTGCTCTTGCCAAGGAGCTCTTTAGTGCGTACTGAGCGCACAAATAATCCGGAATGTTAAAAGTCTCGAGCGTTTCGCCGAGGATGAACTCGTTGGGGTACAGATAGTAAGGATTGTCTTCGGTGTGACCCTCAATCGAGGCTGCGGTCAAACCCAACTCTTCACTCTCAACGTACACATGATTACCTAAACGGACATCAAGTGACGCAGGATTAACGAGCGTGGGGTCGAACGGAGTTATTGCGCCGCCGTTACAGAGAGCCTTGATCTGCCAATCACAAAGAACGCCCACAGGTATTACCAAAGAACCTGACTGAGGTTACCAGCTAAATGAGTGATGAGATCGTCTGGAACAGGTCACGACCCTTGTCGGTCACCTTGAGCAGATTGATGCGTGGGTCTCGATGCCACGGCTCTGACTTGATCAGTTCGAGACCATCTTTGTGTTTCTGAGTCTTGTTGCCCAGAATCCCGCAGTTCCTAGAAACACTCGACTTGGCGAGCCTAAGCCGCAGAGCT